GGTTTTGAGAGAGCAGCGTAAAATGGCTTAATAATTCAAGTTTCAGGGCCCATGATCAATGGGCCATGAATACAACTTAAACGAGTAAAAAATAGATCTAGACTTTTTTATCGTTTTTAGAGAATTTTATTTTTATTTTATTTTACAACGCACAAGCTAAAAATTTCACGCAATAACACTCAAGCGAAAAAAATTCATAAAACAAAGCGCAAGCGCAATGAACCATGAACCACGGCTCATGGTTCATGAAAAAAGGTTTTTAAAAAAGTTTTGCAAGGTCTTCGGCTCACGGACTTTTGCATAATAATAACTTGACCGCAACGGGTTCAAATCAAGCTATAATTTAAAGAAAATATATATTAATCAATACTTATTTAATTAATAGGTGGGTTCAAAATTTGAGGTTATTTAACAATCAATACAATAGTTTTTATGGGCTGTATAATCGGGTCTTAGAGGTGAAAAACAAGTATAACAAAGACCACTCATATTTTTATACTTTCCATTTATCAAGTGAGTTATTTTTAAATTATCTCTTAATTCATCAACTTTCATTTTTTTAAACTCTTCAATGTTTAAATTGGGGTCATTTTTAACTATGAGCAAAAGTTCTTTTTTGCTTAATAATCTATTTTTTTCTAAGTCTTTTGTATTCGTCATATAATTTTGACAATTCATAACTGTCGCATTTGTTTATATATTCAACTAATTCAGTTCGCATTTGTTTGCGCTCTTCATTTACTTTAGCTTTATTTTTTGCCCTAACATGATCTAACGCCTCAAAGTCAACAGCCATTATTCAGCCTCTAATTGTTTTTTATGTTTATCTAGCCATATATTAATTTTAATTCGGCTAACATCATCAAGTTTTAAGTTTTTAACTTCGGTTATTAATTGTCTTATTAATGCTAATTTACCAAAACTAGAAGATTGAGCGCTAATATTAGCGTGATTTTGTCCCGTGATATACAATAATTGCTCTAAATTTTTGTCCATATTTTAATTATCCTCTAATATTTGTTTTCTAGTTTTATTCATTGGTGTTAATTGATCAGCGTATTTTTTAGCTTTTTTTAAAACTTGATTAGCTTGTTTTTTAGTAATGTTATTAACAGCGCAAATAATATCTTTATTAATCCATTTATTAGTTTTATGAAATGCAATTAAAACATTATGAATTGCAAAAGATATATTCTTATCTTCATCTAAATCAAACTTTCCAAAAAATTTAATATTGTTAGTCATATTTTAATTATCCTTTATATAGGGGATAATAATTCATTATCCCCTATATTGTCAAGTGTTAATTGACTTGTTTATTTTGTAACCTAAGTTGTTTTGATTTGTCCCATATAATATTTACACCCGCCAATATTTGAGTTAATTGACTTTGTAATTGTTCGGGGACGCCACACTCCCATATTTTATGCTTAGACGCTTTTTTATATAGTTTAAGTTCTTTTAACTTTTTTCCTTCGGGTTTATTCTCAACTTTTTGCTGTGCAATAAATTCAGCAAATTCTCTCAATTGATCTCTACAATCTTCTGGTGTTATGCCCCGCCCGTAGCTGTTACTTCGATAATAATTATCTCGATCATTTTTATCTTTAAATTTATAATTTAATTTTTGTTTTAAATTATTATCTTTAATTTTACCAAAAAAGGTAACTGCTTGACGCTGAGCAATCTCTAAAGTTTCAACGGCTTTTTGTAAATTATCAATAACAACGTTTGCTTTTATTTTTTTTGCTAAATAATTCATTGCTAACTCAGTTTCCTCAGTTAAAACCGCTTTTAGTTCTAACTCAGCCATATTGATAATTGGATCCAGTTCTTCATCAACTCGTTGCTCTAACTTTGTTATTTGATATTTAGTCGGGTATTGTGTTTTAGTCATATTATATTATCCTTTATATTTATTTAATTATCCTTCATTATCCTATTGACAAATAGAAGTCAAGCCTTTATATATAAAAATGTTATTGTCCTTGCAATAAACCCGCTATTTATGGGATAGCGGGGACAATAAAAAAACGAAAGTGATAAATATGAAATACAAATATAAACCACAAAAAAAGCTATTAGGTAGTTCAACCTTTAAAATGCAAAAATCAAAAGGATATAAATATTTAAGTGAAATATTACACCTGGCCCCGTCTAAAATAGGCGGTGTTAATATATGCGCTAACGCTAGCCCCGTATGTATTGACTTATGTTTAAACACAAGCGGGCGGGGTCAAATGACAAGCGTTCAAAAATCAAGATTAAACAAAAAATACTATTTCTTAGCTGATAGGCTTAAATTCTTAAATCATTTAGACCGTGAAATTAAATTAAGTTATGAGCGGGCAAAAAGAAAAAAATTAAAATATACTGTTAGATTAAATGGTACAACTGATCTTCCATTTGAGCGTTATAGATTAGAGAATGGCAAAAATTTAATGGATAACAACCCACACGTGCAATTTGTCGATTATACAAAAGTGACAAATAGATTAGATAAAAAGAATAAAATACCTAAAAATTATGATCTAACTTACTCACAAGCTGAGAATAATTTAGATGATGTAAAGAAAATATTAAAAACTAAATACAATATAGCAACAGTATTTAGAAAAAAACTACCTAAAAAATGGCTAGGCCGTAAAGTAATAAACGGCGATAAACATGATTTAAGACACTTAGACCCGAAAAAAGTTGTAGTAGGTTTAATTGCTAAAGGTAAAGCAAAAAAAGATTTTAACGGATTTGTGCAAGATGTTTAATTTTGTGCGAATATTAAGAGCGCCCGAGTGTTATAGCTTATGCGGACAGTTGACTGACTATTGGACAGCAAGCGCTCTTATTAAACTAACGAGCGAACAAGCGACAAGCGAACAGAAGGGATAATATGAAAAAATATGAAAACTATGTTGTTATAACAGATGACAAAGGTAAAAAACAGGCGTTTTATAATTTTTACGAATTAATAAAATATTTAGATAGTTTTAAAATGTCATTTTTACCAGATGATTTTACATACACAATACACGAGGAATAAACCAACAAGCGAACAAGCGAACGAGCAGAAGGGATAATATGTTATTAAATGAAATATATGACAAGTTAGCAGAAGAATGGCAAATGACATCGGAAGAAGTACAGAACGCCATTTATAAAGAATGGTATAAAAAATATCATCAAAACGAACAAGCGAGTGAACAGAAGGGATAGTATGAAAATAGAAGTAAAACAAAAACATATAGAAGATTTAGAAAATAAAGTTAAAACATTATCGGATCATCTAGCGGGTATGTGTTGTCAAGCAGATGAAGACACNNTTTTAGATCGACTATGGATGACGCTTATGAGTATTTAGAAAAAATAAATTATTTTAAGAGGGGGACGAGTGAAAAAATATAAAGTGAGAGCAGAAGAAACTATATACGCTATCTATGAAACAAAAATAGAGGCAAAAAATGAGAAACAAGCTAGGAAGATTGCATTAGACACGTGCGCCTCTGATTATTTGAGCAGTGATTGGTCAAATTCGGCGGGAGATTTTACAATAGAAGATATAGAGGAGATAGAAGAATGAAAATACAAGTAAAACAAAAACATATAGACCTAGCGCCTAAGCTATTCAGTAAAGGTGTAAATGCAAAAGAGTGTTGTCCAATCTCATGCGCAGTGCAAGATAAATTTCCAGACAAACTTGTATCAGTTGGTTGGATTAGTAGCCCACAATATGAAAATAAAATGTTTCATGAAAGTTTTTTTATTTCAGTGACTGATCCAGAAAACGATTATGAAGAAGTTATTAAGGATAATTCAATAAGTGATCTAGAAAAATGCTCGAAGTTTGCTGAACGATATGATAATGGTGAAGAAGTTAAACCATTTCAATTTGAAATTAAGTGACCCATATATTCAGACATCCAAACTATTATAAAAAACAAAAGTCTCAAGCACCAAGCGATGACAAAAAAGATACTGAATCTTCAAGCGAAGAAGTTACAGGGGCAAGCGAAGACAACGAAGAATCCACAAGCGCAAGCGATTGATGACCTTCGAACAATAAATGTTTATCCTTCCACTCCACAAGCACAAAAGAATTCTTAGGATGGCGAGCGTGAAACGATACTTGGTGAGGGGACAGGCGAGCCTTGTTACCACTTGCTACTTTTAATTCTACAGTGAAAAAGTGCAAATGATTATTATAGCCCAATAGATCGGGAGTACCAAGTAGGCTAAGGTTTTCCAACCTAGTCCAGATGATGTCCTTTGAGGCAGTTTTAAGTTTTTTATATAATTTAGTTTCTGGGCCCACGCTTGCATTAATAATCCTTCTGAAGTTTATCTGGCAAGATAAGACTTGAAGGTTTTTCAGTTTTTAAAACTAATCTATGTGCGCTATGGCCTGGTTGACCAATAATAGGAGTAGCATTTTCATGTACTTCCATACGTCTTATTGCATGTAGTTTCCCGTCTTTTTCTACATAGACAACTGCGTTTTTAATTGCATCTGATCCTTTTGTAAAATTACCTAAAAATAATTGTAAATCTTGTACTCTCATGAATTTTTTTGTTTTAATTTAGTGAACAAGTCCTCTATCACTTTTCTATATCCATTCAATAAATTTTTATTTTTTTCATCTTCGGACACATATTTTTTTAATTCCCAAATTTCATGTTTGTGTACTTTTAATAAAACTTCATACCCTTTTAAAGTTTCCTGTAAATCATCTATTTGTCTAGTTAAATCTAAAGTACCCCTATCATCTAATGCCACTTTAAATTCATTTTCATGAGTTATATCTTCTCCGTGTTCTTTTAAATGTGTATATGTTCGTTTATCTTTCATTATTGACTTTATAGGATAATTAATTTAAATTGTCAAATATGGGCGTACCAAAAAGATTGACAGAATTACAAAGAAAGTTTGCTGAGATACTAGTCTTTGGTGACAAGGATGGTAAACCAGTTACAAAAACTGAGGCGGCAAAATTAGCGGGTTTTAGCCAAAATAGAGCTAGTCAAGAAGGGTATGAACTAACACACCCTAAATATCATCCATTAGTTGTAGAGTATATAGGCAAATTAAGAGAAGAAAAAATACAAAAATTTATGGTAACATTTGATGGACACCTGGCAGAATTAGATCGTATTAAAGAAAGGCCCTTAAAAAAGGATCCTTTTCAACTGCGGGTAATATGGAAATAGCTAGAGGTAAAGCGGCAGGATTATATATAGATAGAAAAATTATTAAGACAGGTAAGCTAGAAGATCTATCTGAGCAAGAATTAGAGAATAAAATGAAACAAATATTAGAGGATTATGCACCTATTTTAAATGCAAAACAAATAGAAGGTGAAGTTATATCTTCTGAATCTTCTTCACCCACTGACGAGGAATCATCGTCCGATCCCCAAAAGTAATACCATCTTCATCTTTATCGTAAGAAGCAAATAATTTAATAGAATTTTTATCTTTAGAATACAACCAACCTTCATTAACAGGAATTGCTAGTTTCATTTTATCAAACTCTTTTTCATTAGCCCAAGCCGAGTCACTTACGCAGTCGACCCACTCCACTCTGACTTTTTGAAAAGGTATATCAGGAGTTGTCTCAGTGTTGATAGCTTTACGTCTTTTCCTAGGCATATTCTGATATAACACCCCTATAAGAGATATACCAGATAAATCACTTAACATTTTTTCCATTTATTTGTCCTAAAAGGCACTGCTGTACTAATTTTAAACTAACCTCCTGTAAAAAGACCTTAAAATGACATAAAATAATGTCACTAAAACAGTTTCTGTCACTAATTTTGTCACGTATTATTGTTGTATACCAACACTAATAGCCTAAAATGACAAAAAGACAAAAATATTTCATGTTTTTTTAAAACGTGTTTCATTTATCTGTGATATCTCTTATAGTATTTCTTTTGCCTTTTTTTCGCCATAATGTAGATCCATTACCGCCATCTTTTCTTCAGCTTGTGATATTTTTTCTAATAATTTATCAATTTCTCCAGTGATATCTGGATGCTCAGGTATAATAAGCTCTTGTTCACTATAACATCTAATCTTATATTTAGCGTCTTCTATCTCTGCCTTATATCTGTAGTTTAGAACTGTTCTAATCTTATCATTCATTTGGTAAAATCCTCCTCTTTCATTGGTGTTGTTCTTTCTTTCTCGTCATTTTTTAGTTCATGAAACATATCTAATCGTTTCAAAAACTTATGTTTCCAGGTCCTTAGTTCATGGTCCGTTACTCTAAATTCTTGATAATATAAATCAGGCGTGCATACCATGATAACTCCTTGTTGTATCTGACTGCCGTAGACATAGTCGTGAGCCATGGCGTATGCTGCAATTTGAAGATAATAATCTTCGATCCATTCTTCTTTTTTAGGTCTATTCGATTGTTTAAAATCTATAATGGTATCAAGACCGTTGTGGTTACAAACGAGATCAGTGCTCCCAGCATACAACCCAGGATAAAATAAAGTGACTTCCGAGCCATAATACTCCGTAACATTTGATAAACCTTTCTCAATAATTTTGTTGGCC